TCATTCATCTTTCGTCCTTTGGTAGTTAAGCAAAGCGTCGCGATCCCACGCCCTAAATTTATCCGAAATTTGCCTAAAATGCAATCCTTGTTTATACCAGCCCCGATTTATGCGCCCTCGCAAGGCATTGGCGGTTAGATTTGCGCCCTCGATTTTACTTATAAACTTCGCCGCTTCTATATCGCCTTTTATAGTAGGCGGATATTTTTGTTCGGCGTTTAGCCTTTTTAGCATCTCGTTTATATCCCCTTTTAACTCTTGTGCGATCTCTTTCGCGACGGCTTTTACGAGCAGGGCGACGTTTTGTCGTTCGATCTCGGTCTCGTAGGTTACAAGTTTCATCTCTACTCCTTGACTTGATTTATGGTCACGATCACGCGGTTAAGCTTGCCCTCGTCCAGTTTTTCTATCTCGCGAGCTATCCACGCTATTTTGGCGTGCCGTTTCGTTTCGGTTTGCGCGACTTCGTTGTGTTTCTTGCAATAGCTACAAAGCCGCGCAAAGGCGGCCTGCCATTTAGTCTTTTTCATCTTGTTCCTCCAGCTCGTCTGCTACTAGCGTTGCGTATCCTGCGATGTCACGCCAGTGATCGACGAAATTTGGATTGCCCGCGACTATACGGGCTATTTTGTGGCAAATCATTTCTAGGGCTTCTTGTTGTTGCGGCGACAAGCTGTTGGCGTGTGTGTCAAAATGGCAACTGATAGCCTCTTTCAGCTCTTGGCTGACCTTTGCGTGTTCCCAAAATTTGCCGTGCGTTTTGCCGCGCTCAGCTAATATTTCGTCAATATTCATTTTTCATCCTTTATCCTAAACCCCAGCGCGTAAAGCGGAGCGATTTCTACGCTCTGGCCGACAAATGCCCGCGCCTGCGCTCTCGTCATCCTCGTTTGGCTAATATGCCAGCCGTCGGACATCTTAAATTCCCAATACCAAAGGACATCATCGGCGCTTATGTATTCGCCCTCATAAATGAAAATATCTGTATCTATTAGTTCCGCAATATTGCTCAACTGCTTAGATACGAAGCGTTTGTTTAAATTCTTATCAAGCGTTACTTTTTTTGCGGGCTTCACGCGGTATTCAAAATTAGCCCAATCCCAAAGCGGGTATTTTATCTCGCTCCAATCGTCCGCGCCTTTGTCGCTTACTTCTATCGCCTCGCCCCGCACGTGGGCTTGCATTACTTCGATCATTTCGTCTGTATTCATTATTTATCCTCGTCTATCAAAATACCGTTTTTTTGGGTTAGATATGCGCTTAGAACCGCGTCTTTTAATTTGGGGGCCTTTAAAATTTCAAAAAGTTTTTCTAAAATTTCATCCACTTCGGATAGGGGAGCCTTTTCCTCTATTTCAAAAATGATCATATTCCCAAGTTTAATACAATGTCTATTGCTCTTCATAGCACAAGCCAAGATGCAAATTTTAAGCTCCCAGCTGTCATTGACACTACAATACGCCCAAGCGTTTTCCGTCCTTATTCCGCTTAGTCTGCCTCTTAAAAGCCTTAAGCGGCCTAGTGTCTCGCGTAGGTCATCAAGGCAGATAAAGCTATCCTTGAGTATTTCAATTCCGCCAGCCCCCAATTCAAACATCCTCTCTGTAGAAGCAACTCCTGTATTCATCGTCTTATCCTTTCTATCATTTCTTTTATTTCTTTTACGTCCTCTATCCAGGACTTATACGGCTCTCTATTTGCCCCGTGCGCCAAATCTATCTTTAGCTTTAGCGTGTCGAGCCGCTTTTCAAGAGTAGCTAATTCCTCGATTATTGCTCGCAAATCTTGCACTATTTTGTTCATTGCAAAAGCTCGGTATTTTCGTAGATATTGCCTATAACTTCTACTGTATTGTTTTTAAGTTTGTTATACACGCCTACATAGCAGACATATTTCTCACCAGGTGCACGTTCTGAGTCTTTGCCATACCCAATTCCGAGAAATCTTGCATCTTCATCTTCCCAATTCACTCTAAAAGAATGTTCGTTGTAACCTGGCCCTGGCCTAAAAAGGTCCCCCTCGTAAATCTCAACGCCGTTTTTATCTTTCAAGCCGGTGTATTGCATAAGCTCGACATCTTCAAAAGAGCACTCGAAATCAATCTCCGTCTCCTCGTCCCATAGCCCTAATTCATTGCTTGCAAAGTCAAGATATAAAACTTCGTATATCCTTTTATCTGCCTTGTAATAAGCTTTAAATTTAATCTCTCTCATTGTTTTTGCCCTTTAATTTTTTGTATGCTTCAAGTAGCCTTTCTCGCTCCTTTTGATCGAGGTAGAAAAAGTCATAAAGCGAGAAATTTACCCACACTGGCTGGGTGTCAAATCTTAAAAGCAACGTGTTTAAATCTTGTAGTTTTCTATAATCACTTTTTAGAAATTTCCAATCGTGGCCTAAAAACCACTCCAAAAGCTCTACTAGCTTCTCTTTATCAGTTTTTCGCCAAAACATATTAGCCTCTCTTTAGATGTTTTCGATATAAAAATAAGCTAGGCGTTGGCTATCCTCCGCCTCTTTGCGGTACTTCGTATCATAGCTCTTGTTTGCTATGTATGCGATTTTATCTTTGTTGCACGCATAAAACTCCGCCAAGATCGGTGCCAGCCTCTGCCCTTTGCGTTCGTTGGGCGCAAATTTGAGATAGAGCAGGTCGCAGGCTAGCTGCGGCGCGGTAGTGCCGAAATTTTCTTTCCTTACGTAGGCTTTGTTGTCAAGTGCGTTTATCTGCACGTCGATACGCTTTTTGTGTTCGTAGTAGTATTGGACGATAGGAAACATCGCCGCTAAAAGCTCGTCGATAAATTTGCTCGCCTTTTTGTTGATAAAAAGCCCTAGCTCCTGCGAGCTATCCCTTTTTAGATAGCTGTATGCCATCACGAAAATAGCCGCGTCTTTTAATTCATTGGTAGTCATATTTTGCCTTTTACGGGTTGCCGATACGGCTTATTATGCCGCGTAGCCTGCGATCTTTGCTCGTCATCGTCTTAGCGTTTAGCGCAGCTTGTGCGCTTTCTTTGATTTTTCGCAATATCTCCGCCGCGCGAGAGGGCAAAACTACTTTTTTACGCCTTAGCCTCGCGATCTCCTCTTGCGCTGCTTTTAGCTTTGCCTCTAAATCGTCCGTATTCGTCATTTCCCTTTCCTCGCTACGTCCTCGCTGCTGTCTAGCCAGTGGATAGTCGCAGCGCCTTTGTGCCTAGTGTCGAAAATATACCAAGCATAAGCCATCATTGCCGTTTCGTATTTGCCGTCGGGTCGTATATGGGCGGAGAGCAAAGGATAGCGCGTGAAAATATAAACCTTTTCCAAAATCTCGCTCGCGCTCCAAATTTCGTTATACCGCGCTTGCCCCTGCAAGTAGCTCAAAGGTAGCAAAAAAGCAAATCTAGGCGCGACTTCGCAAGCTTTGAGTATAAACTCTTTGGCTAGGCTAAAAGGCGGATTTGTGATAATCGCGTCAAATTTGCGCGTTTCGGTTAGAAAATCCTTGCCGTCTAGCAGTAAATCATACGCCGTAATATCCTCGTAGCCCGCCTCTTTTAAAATCGCCGTTATCGCGCCCGCACCGCTCGCAGGCTCTAGTATGCGCCCGCTAAACTTCTCTACTTCTAAAAGCCTCCGCGTGATGTTATACGGCGTTTGGTAGAAGTCGCTTTTTGATCGCTTCTTGTTCGTGTTGCCGCTGAAGTTCTTGCCCATAACTTAGCGCCTAATAAGGTATTGCGTCGTCGTCCGCATAATAACTTGCGTCCTCGTTGCTAGCAGTAGGCACGTATGCGCTAGTATTTGATTTAGGCGCGCTCCAAGTAACCTCAAACATTAGCCCGTTATCCTCTTTTGGCTCAAATAGCGCGATATATACTCGTCCGCCCGCTACCAAAGGCGTTTCAATGTGCCCTTTGAAATAATTAACTTTACCGTCTTTGCTAACCGCACTCCAGATCCCGCCTATAATCTGTCTAGAGCCCTCCCAGCCTTTAGGCTTGTATAGGGCGATTTTGTATATCGGGGCTTTTTGATTTCCCGCTAGTTCCTCGGGCGGGGTTATGATTAGCGAGCATTCGATAGGGCGCATAAACGGGATATTTATCATCCCGCCTATAAATTTTTGCTCTACGCCGTTTTGGTCTTTTACGGTTTTGTGTTTAAAATATCCTACATTCATTTTATCTCCTTAAATTTTCCATTAATGCGTCAATACTGTTCGGGTCAGCTAGATACGCTTTCGCCTCATCGGGCGACACTCTAGCCAAAAGCGTTTCGGCTTCGGCTTCGCTCGCGCCTCTGTTCATTAGCTCGCTTTGCAAAGCGTCAAGCGGTAGCACGTCCTCGTTTACGTCGATTTCTACTTCAACGGGCGCGGCTTCGATGTATTCGGCTTCGTCAGTTTGTGAATTTTTTGCACCAACTGAGCTGTTCGGTTTTTCCGAACTGTTCACGAGGTCGTTTAGGTTTTGCGTCGCTTTTGTTTCAATTTTAGGCGCGTTTTGCTCGGCCCTGATCGGCTCGTCTTCCAAACTTACGGCTTCGGCTAGGCGGTCATTTATCGGCAAACGGCTAGCGACGTATTTAAGGGCTTTTGCCTTATACATCTCTTCCGCCCATTCAAGCCAAATATTAGCTAGCTTATCCTTTTGGGTTTGGTTTTGGCTTTTTAGGCGCAGTTTCTCAAGTTTCTTTTTGCTTACAAACTCGCTAAATACGTTTTCGCCGCTATCTTTGGCATAAACGATTACGCCTACTAGGTTATTAAATACCCAGTCTCCGTCGTCGTCGCTTCGTTCGTCGTAATTGGGCTTAAAATTTATCTTATCTTCAAGCCCGTTAAACTCGATTTCGAATTCGTCGCATTTATACACTGCTACGGCTCTAAATTTCCAGCCGTTTTTCATCCCTAGGCTAATAAGCCCCTTGTAGCCTATTTGAAGTTGCGCGACGCCTTTATACGGCACGACGTAAGCTTGACCGAAAAGCTTATTCGGGTGCAAGCCGATTTGGACTATTTGCATTGCGGTATTTACTATGCTTTCGACGTTGCAATTTCTCAAATTGCCGTCGTTTGCCATATTAACTATCGCGCTTGCAAAAACTGACGCCTTAGCCTTATCGTTGCCGACTATGGTTGAAATTTGGCTCATTTTAGAGCCGACTAGCGCCCTTGCATCTTGTTCTCTAATTTGTAGTTGGTTCATTTGTCTATCCTTTCAATTTTTACTTCGCTATTTTCAAAAGGCACGCCGCTGTTTCCCCATCCGTCCATTATTCTGCCCGTAGGCGAAAAGTCTTTGCCGTCGTAAAATATCTCCATTAGATACGCCCCGTCAAAATCTAAATTAAAGTAGCCGTCATTCACTGGCTCAACATCTGTTTCTATCTCAATGCCTCTAAAACTTGCTTTTACTTTCATTTTTTATCCTTTTAAATTTATGCTATTTGTTCGTAAAACTTCCACGTCGGCAAGCTTAGCGTTTGTATCGCTTCTATTCGCTCGCTTTGTGGCTCAAATCTAGCGTATCCCCACCACTCGCCGCGCGCTAGGCAAAGCTTGTAGCGTTCAAGTAGGGCTTGGTAGGTTTTGCGCCCTTGCTCTATCGCGGCTTCATCAAGAGTATAAAAGCCGACCATAAAGGGCTTTTTGGTCTCCACCGCGATAAAAAGGAAGTTATTAACTGTTTTACCGAGGCTTCTCAAAATATCGCCATAAAACGCCGCTTGCACGTGGTAATTAAAACTAGCTACCGAGCGGGCAAAGCCGTCCGCGCTAGCGTCTGAAGTGGTCTTTAAATCTATACAAAGCCCTAAATTTTCATTGAAAAAATCGGGGCGACATTTAACCGCTACGCCGTCAATCTCGCTAAAATAGCTTTGCTCGGCCAGCCCGTCTCTTAAAAAAACCGCCGTTTCTCGCATGGAATTAACGGCGTTTGCTATTTGCTCGACTACGTCGTGGGTCGCTTTGTCAAGAGCCGTCTTGCCGCCCAAATTTGCTAAAAACTCGTTGTAGATTGCCTTGCCCTCTTTGGTGCGCTTATCGACGTCCGGCTCTACGCTAAACTCGTTAAAAAAATCACTAGGCTCTAAAACGAGCTTATGCACCGCCGAGCCTAAAACTAGAGCCGCGCTATCTTTGCGCTCAAACTCGTCTTTGTATTTGTAGTGATACGGGCTTTTAGCGAGCAAATCAAGATCGCTTTTTGAGATTTCGGGACGGGCGTGATACTCTTTGTTCGTCAT